TGTTGATCGCCTACTGTACTGAGCGCGGTGTCCCATTCGAACTGGCTAACAACGGAGACGATTGTGTCATTATTTGTCACAAGCGTCACCTGGCCAGGTTCTCTGCCGGGCTGGATCTCTGGTTCAGGGAGATGGGGTTCAATATGGTGGTCGAGGAGCCGGTGTATGAGCTTGAGAAGGTGGTGTTCTGTCAGTCACAACCAGTGTTTGATGGGGCGTCCTGGACTATGGTCCGGGACCCTCGTAGCTGTATAGTGAAGGACTGCATCAGTCTCAAGCCTTGGTGTAATGCCAAGGAGTACGAGTCGTGGATCAAGTGTGTCGGCATGTCCGGCACCTCTCTGGCCGGGGGTATCCCGGTGCTTGATTCATTCTATCGTGCTTTCATGCGCGCCGGCCGCGACGCCAAACCCCTCAAACTGACCGACCCCACGCTTATCGGCGGACTGTTCTGGCAGTCCAAGGGTATGCACAGGCGCTCCCTCGCCGTCTCACAAGACGCGAGGTACTCCTTCTGGAGGGCGTTTGACATCACCCCCGATGAGCAGGTAGCAATCGAGTCCGAGTACGATGCTACCACCCCATATTTCCAGGAAGTTCGTAAGGATTGGGAGTTTTTACCAACCCACGAACACACCCTCCTTCTGTGACGCCCACTTGGGCATTTTCCGGTGACTCCGGTTTAACAACGTCAACCAGAAGGCCACTGGTTTAACAAATCAGCAATTGGGTTGGGGAGTGTAGAATGACCAAAACTGTGATCGCCAATGCTCGTCGTCGGGTGTTGGTGTGACGCAAAACTTCAGTGCTAAGGGTTCGCCCGGAATGCCAAGAGACTGCACGGTCATGCGTTCTTGTAATGTTCTCCCTGATGTACAGTCCTGTTGTGGTGGCAGGATCCAATACACACCACTCAAACTGTCTTTTCAAATTTATATATACAATTCAACCGTTGTCCTGCGCAATGGCGAAGAAGCAACAGCAACAGCGCGCCAAGAAGTCCGCACGTGCGGTCGTCCGTGCACCAACTTCCATCAGTGCCAGAAAGACCACCCCGAATGGTGGTCCCAGGCAGGAGGTCATGATAGCAGAGGTGACGTCCCCGGACGGGGTCTTCACCCTGCATTGCGGAAACATCCCATGGCTGAGGGGAGTAGCGGGATCTTACCAGAAGTGGAACCTCACGGGGGTCCGGGTCTGGTTCGAACCCCGAGTGTCCACGGCCACAAACGGCACGATGCATCTAGCGTTTCTGAGGGATTTCCAGGACCTTATCCCCAAGACCGTCGGCCAGATCTCCACGGTAAGCGGAGCATCTCGAGCCGCAGTCTGGGACAAGCAGTCTCTGCCGGTGCCGACGGGAAAGGCGATGGAATACTGTTCCCTCTCAAGCTTTCCATTGATGGACTTAAGCGATCGAAATGACCGAGCAATTGGTCGGATCGCCTGGGTCGCGGACATGGACCCTGGATTCTTTCCTTCTTCCGGCACGGCGGTAGCAGGTCGCATTTACATGTCCTACACCCCGGTGCTCACCGGGCCCATCGACCCCGCCCTTCAGCTTGAATAGGAGGTTGGGGGTGGATCTGGCGCCTTGCCAGGTGCCACTCCCGACACTGGTGGGTCGGGGGGGAGCGGTGAGGTTCCAACACCTACGCAACCGCTTCGGCGCACCGCCGGTGGTGAAGGGCAGGTGAATAGTTTGAGGGATTTCCTTGCTGTGGGGGGGGGGGAGTTCAAGCTCACCAGTGACCTGATGTACGCCGCTTACTCAGAGTCTCCTGGTCAGTACGCCATACACAACCGGAACCCGTATCCAGTGTATTATCAGTTGATTTACATTGTGAATTCGGGGATTGGTCGTGTAAGCGTCCAAAGTTCGTATGGAGTTACAGCTCATGTGGATGAGAACCAGTTCGACACGGACGGGCGTTGGCGGTATGTGGTTAACGGCATGATCGATGGGGTTACTTCCGAAGGGCGCTCGCATATTCTTCTTATGCAGCTTGCCGTTGGTGACCCGGTCATCGCGCCGCGCGTCCAATGGACGCTCAAGTCGTCCCGCGACAGGCAGGCTTCGGCTCTTCCCTACCCGACTCCCACATTGTACGATGATGGGACATTGGAGTACCCTTGGTTGGGTCACCCATTGCACGAGAGGGATGAGGCGGTGTCCGTTGTGGCCGACCAGACTACCACGACCGTCGGCCCACCGCAGCCTGAGGCTTACATTGGGCCGCCCGAACAGGAGTATCATCTTTTCACCTCTATTGGTGATCAGTACTACTACTGTTTGTACCACGAGCTGTTGAATCGGTACTCCACAAAGCAAAGCACCAAGTGGGCGCTCAATTTGAGTCCAGTTGGTGGTGGTGCATTCTTGTACCAGCCTGCCACGCCTAATGGCAATGGTTGGCTCAACCTTGATGGGGATTCACCGAGCTGGGATGCTGGTGGCACACACATTATATACTTTACCCGAGTGTCGAATAGGTGGGCCATCGGCAACAAGAAAGGCCAGTACCTGGCCTGGTCCAACCAACCTTCCGTAGGAGCGTACAACTACTCGCTTGCTTCCTTTCCTCTTGTGTTCACTTCAGATTTGTCAGTTGCGTTGAAGTTTGAATTTTCCCGCGCAGACGGGTACATCGGTCCTTAAATTTGCTTTAACAGTACAGGGTTTGGCAACCCGTCCGCTAGTAATAAACGCGGTAGA